GAAAAAATGGTAAAATGGGATTTAAATAATGACTAAAAAAGATAAAATCTTAAACTTTATTAACTCTTTAGAGCAAGAGGAGAATACATTTATTCCTCAATTTTGTCATAATTTAAAAGATGTAAAAAATAAAGTATATTATGGTGGTCCATCTTATACAAAAGAAGAACTAGTCGAAGCTATAGATACTCTTTTATTTGGCAAATGGTTAGCTAGTGGTGAAAATGTAGCTAGATTTGAAAAAGAATTTTCTAAAAGAATCAATCAAAAATATTCTGTAATGGTTAATTCTGGTAGTTCCGCTAACCTAGTAATGATCGCGGCGCTCAAGAAATATTTTAATTGGAAAGATAATGATGAAATTTTAGTATCAGTCGTAGGCTTTCCAACTACTCTAAACCCAATTATTCAAAATAATTTAAAACCAGTATTTGTAGATATTGAGTTTGATACTTTAAATTTTGATTTAAATCAATTAGAAAATAAAATAACTAAAAATACAAAAGCTATATTTATTTCTCCCGTTTTAGGCAATCCACCAGATTTTGATAAACTTATTAATATATCCAAAAAATATAATATTGAATTAATTTTAGATGGATGCGATAGTTTTGGAAGTAAATGGAGAGATAAACATTTAAACGAATATTGCGCGGCTTCTAGCTGTTCCTTTTATCCAGCGCACCATTTGACTACTGGTGAAGGTGGAATGGTTTCTTCTAATATTGAAGATATTGTTAAATTCGCTAGAAGTTTTGCTTGGTGGGGAAGAGATTGCTATTGTATTGGTAGTTGCAATCTATTGAAAAATGGAAGTTGTAACGCTAGATTCTCTAATTGGATTAAAGAAGTTCCATATAATATTGATCATAAATATTTCTTTACTCAAATTGGTTACAATCTAAAACCTCTAGATTTGCAAGGCTCTATTGGACTAGTTCAATTAAAGAAAATGGACGAATTTCATAACGCAAGAGTATCAAATAAAAATAAAATTCAAAACATCTTATCTAAAATTCCTAACTTAAAATTTCCATCTGTTTTTGAAAATGCAGATGTATCTTGGTTTGGAGTACCTATCATTTGTGGTTGCTATCTATCTAAGAACAATCTAGTAAGTTATTTAGAAGAAAATGGAGTTCAAACTAGAAATTATTTCGCAGGAAATATACTTCTACATCCAGCTTATAAACATTTAGAAGATTGGAGAAATTATCCTAATGCAAACGCTGTTCTTGAAAAAGTATTTTTTGTAGGATGTTCGCCAACCATCGGTGAGACCAATATTAAATATATACAAGAAGTTGTTAATGCATATGAATCAAAACATTGATTTATTTGGTGGAACGGGCTTTGTAGGTTCTAATTTTTATAATTTATACAAAGATGAAGTTTATCTTCATCCAAGGAATCATAATGTACCATATTATAAAAATATTTTGTATATGATTAGCACAACCGATAATTATAATGTTCTAGAAGATCCATATAAAGATATAAACACAAATTTAATTAAATTAATGGATGTTTTGGATAATTGTAAGAATAAGGATATAATTTTCAACTTTGTAAGCTCTTGGTTCGTTTATGGAGACACAGATTTACCAGCTAAAGAAACTTCTTATTGCAACCCAAAAGGATTTTATTCTATTACTAAAAAATGTGCGGAAGATTTATTAATAAGCTATTGTAAGACTTTTAATATTAAATATAGAATATTAAGACTTGCAAATGTTTATGGTAATAATGATTCTGGAGCCTCTAAAAAGAAAAATGCACTTACCTATTTAATCAATAGAATAAAAAATAATGAAGAAATTAATTTATATTTTAATGGAAATTTTATAAGAGATTATATTCATGTAGAAGACGCTTGTAAAGCTATCAAGTTATGCTTAAATAAGAGTCAAGTTAATGATATTTATAATATTGGTAATGGAGAACCGATAGTATTTAAAGATATTATAGATTATGTAGTGAAGTGTACTAATTCAAAATCAAATATAATTGCTATTGATCAACCAGAATTCCATAAAATAGTTCAAGTTAAAGATATGTATTTAGATACCACTAAAATAAATAATTTAGGATTTAAAAAGAGTATTGACATTTATCAAGGAATTAGTAAACTATTAGAATGACCAATCATAAACTTTGTCAATTTATAGTTAAAAAATACATAAATAAAAATATTAATTGGCCAAGAGAAATTAAAATTGCTCAAAAATTGATTAAAAAATTAAAAGAATTTGAGTTTTGGGAAAATCTTCAAGATCTTAAAAGTTCACCTCCATCATTAGCATGGTTTCTTAAACCAGAAGGTAAAGCGTTCCTGTTAAAAGAATATGAGAAATTTAAATTAAATTTAAAAATTGAAATAGTGAAATTAGAAAAAAATAAAGTGCAAGATGATAAAAAGATTTGCCAAAAGCCTAAAACCTTGCTAGAATTTATAAGATATGGGAAGAAAACCTAAAGAAGAAATCGCTGAATCATCTGGTCCAAGCGCATCAGATAGATTATTATCATTTTTAAAAGATAATAAAGAAGATCACTATAATTTTGAAGATGAAATTTATTATAAAGTATCTACTGGTAGCTTAAATTTAGATATAGCTACTGGTGGTGGTTTATGTCCAGGTTTGCATAGATTCATTGGCATGAATGAGGGCGGCAAAACTTCTGAAGCACTTGAGGTAACTAAAAATTTTCTTAAAACAGTAGATAATTCAAGAGCTTTACTTTTTAAAGCTGAAGGAAGATTAAGCAAAGAAATTAAAGATCGTTCTGGTATTAAATTTGTAACAGACCCCAAAGAATGGGTTGATGGAACATGTTTTGTATTTGAATGCAATATTTTTGAAACAGTTTCAGAATTAATGAAAGACTTGATTCAATCTAATGATGAGAATAAAAGGTATATGTTTATTCTTGATTCGGTTGATGGATTGATGACTAAAGGTGATGCTCAAAAAAGCATGACAGAAGCAACAAAAGTTGCGGGAGGTGCAGTAATTTCATCAATGTTAATGAAGAAAATTTCTCTTGCACTTTCTAAGCGTGGACATATGGCTATCTTTATTAGTCAAGTCAGATCTGATATTAAACTTGATCCTTATGCTGCAAATAAAGATATTCGTCAAACTACTGCAACTGGCGGAAATGCTTTATTGCATTTCGCTAATTGGATTCTTGAATTTGAACCAAAGTTCAATAAGGATCTTATCCTTGAAAAACCAAACGATAAATACGATCCAGTTAAGAATAAGATAATTGGACACAATGTTAAAATCGTGATTAAAAAATCAACAAATGAATCTACAAACTCTAAGATTCAATATCCAATTAAATATGGTCGTAAAGATGGTTCTTCGGTTTGGAGAGAATATGAGGTTATCGATCAAATCCTAGCTTGGGAATTTGCAACTGCAAAAGGAGCATGGGTTACTTTCTCTGATGAAATCATTGAAGAACTTAAAAAAGCAGATCTAGAACTTAAGAAGCAACATCAAGGCGTAGATAATTTAAGGACTTATCTTGAAGAAAACAAGCCGATTTTAGACTATTTCTATAGCAAATTTATTAATACTCTTGCGTCATGAGATTATTAAATATTAACGGAAAACTCGTTAATAAAAATGTAAGAAACTATCTAGTAGACTGGGAAGGTAAGAGTCGAAGTAAACTTCAATTTAATTTTAAACAATTCTTCTATCCTTATTGGAAAAATCATATTGTTTATGAAGAATTTCCAGTTTATGGAACGATGCTTAAAGTTGATATATTAAATGCAACAAAAAAGATAGCAGTTGAGATACAAGGTAATCAACACGAATCTTTTAATCAATTCTTTCATGATAATTCAAGGTTAAAATATTTAAATAGTATAAAAAGAGATGTAAAAAAAGAAAAATGGCTTGAATTAAATGGATTTAAATTTCTTGAATTATATGAGAACGATTTAAAAAATATATCACCACAATATATAGAAGAAAAGTGTGGAATTTTAATTATTTAAGTGTAAAACTTTTTAGTGACAAATAAGAAAAAAATTTTTAAAATACCAGATTCTATTTTAAAACAAATTGACGAATGCAGTTTTGGTGGATATATTCTTTTCAACTTTTCCAGCAAGGGTGAACCACAAGTTTTCACAAAATTTGATAACCAAATAAATGCTATGGCCCTTTTATATTACGTTAATACATGGAGTCAAAGTGTAGATCAATTAAATTTAGAAGCAACAACTGATCAAATAGCAAGGACAAATCAAGAGGACGATTTTGACGAACCAGAAAATCAAGATTAAAACTTGACTTTTAATTTTTAGTTTGGTATCATATATAAAGGATGATTTATTCTTTACAAGTAGAAAGACATGTATTAAGTGGTTTATTAAAACATCAAGATTTATTTGCTGACGTTGATGTATTTTTAACTGAAAATGATTTCTATAACGATGTTCACTCATCAATATATACTGTGTTTAAAAATATAAAACACAAGGGCGAAACCGTAGATAAAGTGCTTCTAGCTGAAAAAATTAAAAATCTGGGGATAACATTTAAGGATGAGATTAATATATTCGACTATATTGATAACTTAAGCTTTTCTCAAATTACAGAAGAAGCGACAATGAACGCTTGTAAGGAGCTAATTAAATTAAGAATCCGAAGAGAGATATCTCAAACTGCAGATAAACTAAAAGAATATATAAATAAAAATTCAGAAGATTCAATAGATGATATCATCGGTAAAATAGATCAAATATATAACAAGAAAATTTCAGTATATTCAGAAAATGATATGCCAATTAATATTTTTGCTGAAGTAGAAGATCTTATCGAAGAAATTGGTAATTCTCCTAAAGATGATACTGGATTAATTACTCCATATTCTGAATTTAATAGAATGTATGGTGGATTAAAAAATGGAAATATTTACGCTATCGCAAGTAGACCTGGCCAAGGAAAATCTACATGGCTAAACGATATTTGTTTTAAAACATCTATCAATCCAAAGAATAAAACTAAAACTCTAATTTTAGATACAGAAATGCAAACTGTAGATATTCAATTAAGAATGGTTGCTTCACTAACTGATGTACCAGTGTGGTATTTAGAAACTGGTAATTGGCGTAAAAATGAAGAGATGACTAAAAAAGTTAGAGCAGCTTGGGCAAAAGTTAAGACATATGAATATTTTCACTATCATGTAGGTAATAAAAATATAGATCAAGTTTGCTCTCTTATTAGAAGATGGTATCTTTCTAAAGTTGGTAGAGGTAATCAAGCAATGATTGCTTATGATTATATTAAATTAACTGGTGAAAAGGTTAGCCAAAATTGGGCAGAACATCAAGCTATTGGTGAAAAGATTGATAAACTAAAAAGAATCTCAGAAGAAATACATTGTCCAATTATCACTGCTATGCAGTTAAATAGAACTGGTGAAAACTTTAATCGTAATTCAAATAATGTAGTTGACGATAGTTCAGTTATTTCACTTTCGGATAGATTACAATGGTTTGCGTCATTTGTAGCTATCTTTAGAAGAAAGACTCTTGATGAAGTAACTCTAGATGGACAAGCTTTTGGAACTCATAAATTAATTCCAACCAAGACAAGATTCCAAGGTAAAGACGCTGCTGGACACCAAGATTTGGTTAGAAGATTAGATTCGAGCGGAAAAGAAACATGGGCGCAAAATTATCTTAATTATCAAGTTAGTAATTTCAATATCGAAGAAAGAGGATCTTTAAGAGATGTTGCTGAGAGGCAAAGAGAACAATATGAACTCACCGACCAAAATGCAAATGATGGAGAATTACTATGAATGTTGAATTAATATCAATTACAAAACCAGAAATAAAATACTTAAAAAAAGCAGAAGATCTTGTAGCTTACTGTGCTAGAGTTAGCAATCCATCCAACCAATTAAATATAGAAACTGCGCCAAAACTATTAAAATTTTTAATTAAACATAAGCATTGGAGTCCATTCGAGCTAGTAGATATGTGTGTTGAAATAAAAACCAGTAGAGCAATTGCAGCGCAAATTTTACGTCACAGATCTTTTTCATTTCAAGAATTTAGTCAAAGATATAGCTTGGCTAATGAATATGAAGATGTAGAATTAAGATTGCAAGGCGATAAAAATAGACAAGTCGGTGAGAAGCTTCTACCAACTAACACAGATGCATATGATAATATATCTAACCTAGTTGCAGAGTCCATATCTTTAGCACAGCATTGTTATGATACAATGATAGAAAATGGAGTAGCTAAAGAAGTAGCCAGAATGATTCTGCCGCTTACGACACAAACTACAATATATATGAAAGGCTCCTTAAGAAGTTGGATTCATTACATAGAGCTAAGAACAGAGCAGAATACTCAGAAAGAACATCGAGAAGTTGCGGAAAGATGTAAAAGAATTTTTATTAAAGAATTTCCTATTATAAGCGAGGCTCTAGAATGGAACAAATAAGCGTTTATGAAATCTTAACTGAGTTAGGATATCAACTTAAAGATTATGGTAAAGAATTTAGGGCAAAACCACTGTATAGAGATAGTGACAATGATACAGTATTAAGAATTTATAAAGATACTGGCAAATGGTTTGATTTTAAACAGAATATTAGTGGTGATATTAATTCATTAGTAAGGCTTACTCTAAAAATTGATGATCCAGAAAAAGCTCAAGAATGGTTAAAAAATAAAAACTTTAATCTAAATTATAATATCGAATATACAAAACCAGTTTTAAAATCAACGCAAAAATTTGATTTTAATTTATTAGAGAATCTTGAGAATGATAATTCATATTGGAATAAAAGAGGAATTACAGATGAGACTTTAGTTCAATTTAAAGGTGGAGTCGGAAAAGCTGGTAAAATGAAAAATAGATATGTATTTCCAATATTTGATGCAAGAGCTGATATCATAGGATTCTCTGGTCGAGATGTAACCAATCTATCTAAGATAAAATGGAAACATTTAGGCGAAAAGAATGATTTTCTTTATCCATGCTTTTTGAATTCAAAGTTGATTCAAGACCAAAGAGAAGTAATTCTTGTAGAGAGTATAGGAGATATGCTCAGTCTATGGCAAACTGGGATTAAAAATGTCCTTGTAACTTTTGGCACAAGTCTCAGTCTATCTATTTTGAATTATTGTCTAAAGATTGACGCAAAGAAAATATACATTAGCTTAAATAATGATTCTAATAAAAACAATGCTGGAAATATTGGAGCTGAAAAAAGTTACGCTAGATTAAAAAGGTATTTTGATGACAAGCAATTAAAAATATCTTTACCAACAAAAAAAGATTTTGGTGAAATGACTAAAGAAGAGATTTTACAATGGAAAGCAAATCTGTAAAAGTATTATCAGCGTCTAGAATTAAAACTCTCGAAACTTGTTCTTGGGTTTATTGGAATAACTATCATACTAAAGTTCCTCAGACTCAAAATGATGGCGCTCTTAGAGGTATAATCTGTCATACAGTTTTTGAACTACTTTTAAATCCAAAGCATAAAAATCATTTTAATAAAATAATAAAAAAGAATTCTATTAAAGGAAGTAAAGCAATTACAAGATTAGTCAAGAGATTAAAAGCTAAAGTTAGACTAGATGAGTCAAATTTTGATATTTTAGATCAAATGATTATGGTTGGTCTAAAGCATGACTTTTTTGGCGAAAAAGATGGCGAAATTGTTTCTCCAGAATATGCATTTGAAATCAAGAATGATACTCCTAAATATCATATTAAGGGATTCATTGATAAGCCTATTAAATCAAAGAATAAAATGGTTATAATTGACTATAAAAGCTCAAAGGCTAAATTTAGAGGTGATGACCTTGAGGCAAATATTCAAGCAATGATGTACAGTCTTGCTAGTAAAAAATTATGGCCTAAATTAAAACCTATAGTAAGATTTCTTTTCCTAAGATTTCCTAAACAGCCTATTCAAGAGCTTGAATTTACAGAGGATCAAATAAAAGGATTTGAATATTATCTAGAACATATTAATGATTATATTAATAAATTTGATGAAAATTCAGCTAAAGCAAATTTCGCTATAGATAATGATAAAAGCAAATGGATGTGTGGAATAGGAAATTGGAGATGCCCATATAGGGATTCCTATGAGTATTATGTTAAATTAAATGAAAAAGACGAAGTTATAGAATCTAGTCTAGATGGCAAATTTAAAGATATAAAAGGATTTAAAATAGAGAAAAGAAGATATGAAGGATGTCCTAAGTTTAATAGTGCTAGTAAAGATGAATTTTTAGATAAAAAACAAGATGAATTTTTAGATTGATTATCAATAAAACTTAGGTTATAATAAATAAAATGATACCATTATTTAAGTCTCATTATTCTTTAGGTAGGTCAATACTTACTCTTGAGGATAAAAGTGAAGCTGATGACTATCCAGACTCAATAATACAAATAGCCAAACAGAATAAACTAAATGAGATCTTTTTAGTTGAAGATAATATGTCTTCATTTCTAGAGGCATATACTAATACAAAAAATAGTAATATAAAATTAAATTATGGATTGAGAGTATCTGTAACGGAATCAATTAATGATAAAAGTGATGAATCAAGACAAAAAACCTCTAAAATTATTTTATTTTTTAAAAATAAAAATGGACACGAATCATTAACTAAATTATTTAGTATCGCAGCGAAAAGTGGATTCTACTACGAACCAAGACTCGATTATGAAACATTAAAAAATAATTGGTCAGATAATTTAATTCTTTGTATACCATTTTATGATTCTTTCATATTCAATAATACCCTCAAAAATTATATATGTATTCCTCAATTTAATTTTACTAAACCAATAGCTTTTCTAGAAGATAATGATTTAGTATTTGATACAATTATTAAAAATAAACTGGAAAAATATGTAAAAGAAAACGAGCTAGAACTCTTTAAAACCAAAAGTATTTACTATAATAAAAGATCAGATTTTAAAACTTACTTGACATTTCGATGCATTAATAATAGAAGTATGCTTAATAAGCCAGAGATCGAGCATATGTCAAGTAATGAATTCTGTTTTGAAAGTTGGTTGTCAAAATGAAGATTGTTCTTACTGATGCAGAATGTTTGATGTTAAAAACTCTAGGAGGAATGAGAAGTCTAGTAGCTAGATCTGCTGGTGTTAAAGATGCAAAAATGGGAGATCAAAATGGATTAGAAGCAGATATAGATGGTTTAATGGGTGAGTATGCTTTTTGCAAATGGAAAAATATTTTCCCAGACTTGATTCCTTCCCCAAGAAGCGGAAGCTGTGACTGTGTATTAAAAAATCAAAGAATTGATATAAAAACTACTAGATATAAGACTGGTAGACTTCTAGCCACACTAAAGAATAATCAAGACATTGATATTTATGTTCTAGCGATCTTAGAAGACAATACTGTTAATTTTGTAGGATGGGCAAAGAAAGAAGACTTATGTCAAGAAAAAAATATAAAAAATCTAGGTCATGGTAATGGTTATTGCTTGGACCAAAATGAACTGAGGAGTTTTAATTAAAATGGACGAACATCTCCTAAGATATAATAAAACTAAAAATTTAGTATTTATAGATTGCGAAACATTTAATCTCTGTTTAAATTTTTGTCATAATCTTCCTTGGCAGATAGCCATGATTAAAGTACAAGGTGATAAAAAGGTTGATGAAAAAAACTTCTATCTTAAATGGCAAACTGAATTAAAAATAAGTCAAGATGCGGCGAGAATTACTAGATATGATCATAAAAAAGTACAAAAAGAAGGCCATGACCCAAAGGAAATATTTCCTACGATTAAAGATTGGCTAGATCATGCTGATTATATAATTGGACATAATACTTTAGGATTTGATATTTATCTTATAAAAGAATATTATAAATATATGGGATGTAATTGGAAGCATCTAGTAAATAAATTTATTGATACGAATACTATTGCTCGCGGTATTAAATACGGTATACCATATAATCCAAAAGAAAGTTTAATAGAATATCAATATAAAATATATCATACAAAAAAGAAAAATGTCAAAAGTTCATTGACAACTTTGGGTAAGGAGAATGGTATAGATCATGATTATGATAAATTACATGATGCTATAAATGATCTTGACTTAAACTTAAAAGTATGGAATAAATTGAAGTGGCAAGTCGAGGTATAATATGGCATCATTAGACGACATTTATGATGTGGTACAAAAATTAGATGATTCTAATATAGAATATCTTTTAATTACAATTCAAAAAGGCAAAAAGAATGGTAAAGCAGATGTATTTTATTCTTTAAAAGATAGAAATTCAATGAAAATATTAACTCATGGATTAAATCAATTCAGCAAAGAAGTAGATAGGTTAGACGATGAAGGAAAATTTGAATAATATTTTAAACGATAAAGACTTCTCATCTAAATTTGATAATTTAGATTTAGGACTACATGGTGTTAGACTGCCAGAGTTTAGTATTGAATCCTCTACAAAGAGACATCTCAGCCTTAGCGAAGATGTTTCAAATTATGATTTCCTCAGAGCATTAGCTTTAAATGGTTTTAAAGATCTAAAAATAGATAAAAATTTACCAGAATATAAAAAATATGTAGATCGCGCAAAATACGAACTTGAAACACTAAAAGAACTCGGATTTATTGATTATATTTTACTTGTATGGGATGTTATTAACTTTTGCAAGACACAAAATATTCCAGTTGGTCTTGGTAGAGGTTCAGCTGCTGGATCTTTAATTCTTTATCTTGTAGGAGTAACAAGGATAGATCCAGTTAAATATAACCTTTATTTTGAAAGATTTATATCCAAGATTCGAGCTAAAAAGCAGGTTATTGACGGCATAACCTATCTAGATGGTAGTTTAATGTGTGACGTAGACCTTGATATTTGTTATTATAATCGTCATAAAGTATTGGAATATCTAGAGGCTAAATTCAAAGGCAAAACTAGCAAAATTTTAACGCTCAATACTCTTAGCGGTAAACTGCTCATCAAAGAGTGCGGTAAAATTATTGGTGAAAAGACAGAGGAAGAGATGACTACAATATCGTCTCTAATTCCAAAAATATTTGGTCAGGTAAAGGATATTACAACTGCATACGAGGAAGTATCTAAATTTAAAGAATGGTGTGATGAAAATAAAGAAATATATCAAATCGCACTAAAGCTAAGGGACTTGATTAAAAACAAAGGCGTTCATCCATCTGGAGTTTTGCTATCCTATGATGATCTAGAAAAAGTATGCCCAACAGAATTTTCTTCTGACAAAGAACCAGTTTCAAGTTTTGATATGAATTGGGTAAGTCTATTTAATATTAAGTTGGATATTTTAGGTTTGAGAAGTGTTTCTGTTGTAGATGATGTTTGTAAAAATATTGGAATAAAAGTCGAAGATATTGATCTAAATGATGTATCAATTTATCAAAATCTTCAAGATCTAAAATCTCCACACGGATTATTTCAGATTGAAGCGGATACAAACTTTAAAGTGTGTCAGAAAGTAAAGCCTAAAAATCTGGAAGAACTTAGTGGAGTTTTAGCTCTAGCAAGACCAGGCGCATTACAATTCGTTGATAAGTATGCAAAGTATACAAACACTGGTGATTACGAAGGTATTCATCCATTTTTTGATGATATCTTGAAGCAAACTGGTGGGGTTGCTTTGTATCAAGAGCAATTAATGCAAATGGCTCATAAAATTGGTTTTGATCTTGATGAAGCAGAAATCTTAAGAAGAATTGTAGGTAAAAAGAAAATTGATGAAATTAAATCTTGGCAAAAGAAAATTGATGTAAAGATAAAACAAAATAAATTTCCAAAGGAAGTTGGTGAAATCTTATGGAAAATTATGGAAGATTCTGCAAATTATTCATTTAATAAATCACATTCACTAGCTTACGCAGCGTTAGCCGCCGTGACAATTTACTTAAAATTTAATTATCCTCAACAATTCTTTCTTTCTTTATTGAAGATGAGCAGAAATGAGCCAGACCCAATTGGTGAAATTTCTAAGATTCAAAAAGAGATGCATGAATTTAATATTGAGCTTTTGCCACCTCATATTATAAAATCAGCTATGGATTTTTCAATTGAGGAAAAAGATATAAGATTTGGTCTATTATCAATTAAAGGTATTTCAGATAAGTCAATAGAAAAATTAAATAGTTTTAGAAATAAATACTCAAATAAGTTTGAAATATTTCAAGCAGCAGAAGAAGCTGATTTAAATATCGGCGTATTATCTGCATTAATTCAAGCAGGGGCATTGAGTGGATTTAATCAATCTAGAAGTAAAATAGTATTAGAAGCACAACTTTGGAATATTTTAACCTCAAAAGAAAAAAGATATATAATCTCATTTGCAGAAAAATTTGACTATGATTTAATTAAAATTATTAAACATTTAAATAAATTTACTGACGAAAAGAATCATATTGTTATTAAAGATAATAGATTAAAAACTATTAAAAATAAATACGAACCATATTTGCAAATATACAATCAAAATAGTAAAAGTGAAAGTTTTGCAAATTGGTACTATGAAAAAAAACTCTTAGGATATACATATAACAAATCATTAAAAGAAATATTTTCAGAGAAAAGAGAGAATTTGAAATATATATCTGATATTATTGAGGATCCAGTTAATTCAAAAATAGCTTTTGTTGGTCAAATTGAAGATGTCTTTACTGGGGTATCAAAAAATGAAAAGAAAACTAGATATGTTAGGCTAAAAATATCTGACGAAACCGCTTCAATGAATGTTTTGATATTTAACGATAATATTGAAAATAATAAATTATTAAATAATAAAGCTTTTGAAGAAGGAAATATAGTTATAGTTAAAGGTTTAAAAAAAGATGATTGTATATTTGGAGACCTGGTTGCGATTCAAGATCAACAAATATATATGAAATTAAATGATTTAAAGAAAATTGATAAAAATAATTGACATTTATATATAGATATAGTAACATAAAATAATATGATATCATTTTATAAACCAAATAGTAAAAACACAGGTACAGCTTGTAGCTTTAGCGTAAATTCAAAAGAAGGTTCCATCTGGAGTTCCTTAATCAAACAAAGTTCATGGAACGAAGGAACAAAGACTGGATCATTTTCTGATAATAAAAATAATCCACAAAAAAGTGCAAAGATTAAATTTTCTCCAACGGAAGTAGCTGGTCTATTGGAAACTCTAGATAAAAATACTGAATTTTCAGCATATCATTCTTCAGAACAACAAGTTACTAAAATTAAATTTTCTCCTTATATTAGAGATGATAAACAAGTTGGTTTTTCTTATAGTGTACAAAAAGAAAGTAAAGATAATATTGAAAATAAACAATCATATTTAATTGGTTTTTATTTTAATGAAGCAAGATTATTGAAAGAATTTTTACAATATTCATTATCATCTATTTTTGATTCACAAAGAATAGAAATGATTAAAAAGATTAAAAATTCTTCAAAAGAAAAAATTTCAGAATCACAAGAAGATAGCGAACTTTGGTAATCGTGAGAAAGAAAAAGATTTTATTTCAAAGCGATTTCTCTTTAGCTAAAACTGGTTTTGGCAGAAACGCTAGAGCTTTATTAAAATATTTATATTCTACAGGTAAATATGATATAGTACACTACTGCTGTGGAATGACTTGGGATCATCCAGATTTTAAAAAAACCCCATGGAAATCAGTTGGTTCATTACCTAATAATCAACAAGAACTAGAACAATTAAATCGAGATCCAAATTTAGCTAGAATGGCTAGTTATGGAGCGCATTTTTTAGATAGGGTTATAAATGAAGAAAAACCAGATGTGTATTTTGCTGTTCAAGATATATGGGGAGTAGATTTCGCTATTGATAAACCTTGGTTTAATAAAATTGCTTCTGCTATATGGACAACTCTAGATTCTCTACCAATACTTGATTCTGCTATTAAAAATGCTCCTAAAATTAAAAATTATTGGATTTGGAGTAATTTTGCGACTAAAGCTTTGCATAAACTCGGATATAGTCATGTAAAAACTGTTCATGGATCATTAGAAGATAAAGATTTTTATAGATTATCAGACTTTGAAAGAAATCAACTTAGAAAAAAGAATAATATTCCACAAGACGCTTTTATCGTAGGATTTGTATTTAGGAATCAACTCAGAAAGAGTGTACCAAATCTTTTACAAGGATATGCTCTCTGGAAAAAACAAAATCCAGATATCAAAAATACATATCTACTTTTACATACTCATTGGGGAGAGGGGTGGAATATACATAAGTTAGCTGCCGAATTAGGAGTAAATCCCCAAGAAATATTAACGACTTATGTATGTAAAAATTGTGGAGAATATGAAATAAAAAATTTTACTGGACAAGATTTAAATTGTAAATATTGTGGTACAGAAAAAAGTCAGATAACTACAAATGTCGGACTAGGAGTAACAGAACTTAAACTAAATGAAATATATAATTTAATGGATGTATATTGTCATCCATTTACAAGTGGCGGACAAGAAATACCTATTCAAGAAGCAAAACTTACAGAACTAATAACTCTTGTTACAAATTATTCTTGTGGAGAAGAAATGTGTGAATTAGAAGCAAATTCATTGGCTTTAGAGTGGTCAGAATATAGAGAACATGGGACAGAATTTATTAAAGCCTCAACTTCTCCAGAATCAATAGCAAAACAATTAAATATTGTATATAAAATGCCAGAACATAAAAGACTTGAAATGGGTAAAAAAGCCAGAGAGTGGACAATTAAAAATTTTGGAGTTAAAAATGTGGCTAAAATTTTAGAAGATTTTATAGACTTACAACCAATGATAGACTGGGAAAAAATTAAAGAGAATACAGAGGATAAAAAAGATCCATATTTTCAAATCCCTAATATTATAGATGATTCTGAATGGTTAACATTTATGTATCATAATATTTTAAAAATGAAAAATATAGATAGAAATGATTCTGGCCATCAATATTGGATGGGAGAATTAAGTAAAGGCGCAAAGAGACAAGATATTGAAAATTATTTTAGAAACGTAGCACTACAAGAAAATAATAAATCTAAAGAGATAAAATTTGAAGATCTTCTTGATCCTAACGATAAGGGAAGAGTAATCTATGTAATGCCAGAAAGTGCAGGGGATATATTTTTAAGTACGGCTCTATTTAAATCTATAAAAAATAGATATCCAGAATATAGTTTATATGTTTCAACGAAATCTCAATATAAAGATATTCTAGAGGGTAATCCTTATGTTCATAGATGGATTGAATATAATCCTATTATGGATAATCTTATATGGTTGGAAGGTAATAATCAACATAATGGTCATTTTGATATTGCTTATCTACCATATACATGCACTCAAAGAAATTTAAACTATTTACATAATGGATTAGATAAAATAGATTTTAGTTTAAATTAATTTATTATAATAAAATGAGACTTTTAGATACTTACGCAACGAATACAGGTTCAAAAATAGATAAACCATTTATATATACAAAATTTTTCCCACTTCCTTTAGAAAAATTTATTACATTTCAAGCCCAGACTCCATATGATTCTAGAAATTATTCATATTGGCAAGAAGTTATAAATCTTATTCATCCTATTCTAACTAAAAATAATATTTGTATAGTTCAAGTTGGAACAAAAGACGAAAAGACATTTAATGGTGTTATAAATTTATTAGGTCAAACAACAATCAATCAAGCTGCCTATGTTATTGAGAATGGAGTTTTACATTTTGGTGCTGATAGTTTTTGTGTGCATCTAGCTTCTTATTTTAATAAGCCAATTGTTTCTATTTATAGTATAAGTAATCCTAGTGTTGCAGGACCTCATTTTGGTGATAAAACGAAACATATACTCTTGAAGGGATATGAAAGAATTGGAAATAAAAAACCTTCATATTCTCAAGTAGAAAATCCAAAGTCTATAGATACAATAAAACCAGAAGAAATAGCAGCGGGAATTTTAAATCTTCTTGAGATAAAAAATTTTAATTTACCAGAATCAATTCATTTTGGGATAGATTATAATGTAAAAAGTTTTGAAATTATACCAGATGAAATAATAGATATTAATTCGATACCTGTTGAAAATCCTATAATAAGAATGGATTATGCTTTTAATGAAAAAGCTTTAGAACAGATAATATCAATAAAAAAATCAATTATTTTTACAGATAAACCAATTAAAAAAGATTTAATTCAAAAATATAAAAAAAATATTAATCAATTAATTTATATTATAGACGAATCGAACGATATTAATTTCGTTAGACTTTTAAAAAATAATTCTATTAATTATGTTTTATTATCTTTCTTGGAAGAAGAGGTTTTAAATAAATATAAAATAGATTATATGGACTATAATCTTATCGTGAATAGAAAACACACGACAAAAATAGATACAAAAATACAAGATATAAAAGATCTTTATTATAAGTCATCAAGGATATTATATTCTTCAAAAGGTCAATTTATATCAAAATATGATTGGATTAATAATACTGGAAATAAAGTAGTAGATGATCCAGATTTTTGGAAAGAAGTAGATAATTTTTATATTTTTAGATTGACTTAAAAAATAAAGATTGATATCATCATAAAATGAGTCCAAAACTAAAACCAAACGAAGAAACAATTTCAGTTGGCAGTTCAGAGTTAAGTAATTTTGTTCCCCAAACATTTGATTTAAATGCAAAAGATATTTATCAAATACCACCTAATATTATAACTAGAAATAAATATGGTCTTCTTGAGAATAGTAATATTAATTATATATATAATGAAGATGGAACTATTAATTGGCGTAAAATGGTAAAAACAGAATATCTTGTTCCAAATCGTCAAAAAACACAAGAAACAGATGTATCAAAACTAGAAGATAAAGATTTACTCATTTTACTGGGTGGGATTAAAGAGTTGGCTCAAATTCGTGGATATACAACCGTTGAATATAAGGTAGTTGCTGCGACAGAGAATTATTTTGCTACAAGTTGTAGAATCATATGGATTCCTAATTATGAAACGGATGGCAGAGAGATTGTATTTGAGGCTCTTGCTGATGCAACATCTAATAATACTAAATCTTTTGCTCGTTTTTTCTTAGCAGCAATTGCTGAAAATAGAGCATTTGTGCGTTGTGTGCGTAATTTTCTTAAAATTAATATTGTCTCTCAAGAAGAACTCGG